AGATACTTTTGCTTTAAGTGGTTCAGTCATTCTTCATCTCTCCAGTTTCTACCAATAATGTCAAAGGTAAAACCAAACCTAGCAATAGTGAATAAGAATGAGAACAATCTACCATATCCCATATTAATTTGTAGATAGGGCAATTCAAACCAATCACCGTATTCACTAATATCAACTTCTATCTGAAGAAGTGAATAACGTTTTGTCTTGAGAAGTGTAAGACAATATTCCTTTCCGTAGTCTTCTCTCACACTAAATTGAATGAGTTTCAATTCCCTTCCTCAAGATTAGTGAGTTCTTCTTCAGACAATACAGTTCCCATCGGACCTTTTACAAGTCGTGCAATCTCTTCATCACGCACTTTCCATTCCTTGAACTTCTCTTCAAGGTCTTCATCCATCGTGATTTCATACTCTTTACAAACCTTGCGTTGTTCTTCTTCACTAGTCCAATCATTAAAGACCAGAGACATCGCACCACTACGAATACTTGCAGGTGCCATACCTACACACAGCATAAACTTCTCAAATAGTTTGAAATACTGTTTGCAGTTTAAGTCAGCAGCAGGTGCAGTAATCAGGTAATGCTCTTCAGGAATGAAGTCATCATCAGAGAACGATGAATTATAAGAAGGGGTGAATGTTCCATCAAACTTGAATTGAACTTCTGCGTTGTAAGTCATTATGAAAGTGTTTCAATACAGATACTATAAGACCCTCAACTGCAAAAGTCAAGGGTCAGTGGACAGTTTTTAAATTGGATTACGATGCTTTGTAATCTTCCTGATAATATGCACTTACAACTTTATCATCCCAACTTGTAGGCAAATTGTGTTCCCTTGCCTTAATATGATTTAGTCCTGAAAATGGAAGACCCTCCAAGTCTTCTTCGTGCAGTAGTCCATCCAACTTTTTAATCTCACTGAAGGTATGTGGAAACCTTAATGCACCACTGTGCATTCCTTCAGTCTTTCTGTAAGTACGGGACATAGTAAAATCCTCAACTACACATACTATATTAGATGTTTTCTTGCTTTTTGGCAAGTTCTTCTTGAAGTTCTTTTGCCAATTGTAAAGATCTTCTCCACATCAAATACTTCACAATCGGATTCATCGGGTTATGAACCATCCACCATTTAAATTTGCGGTATTCTACTTCTGCAAGTTTGGTAAGCAAGATGAATAACCTCGCTATGGAACTATCTGTTACGATTAAGTATCCAATACAAAAGAAGATGACAAACCAAATATAATAAGGATTCATTTTCTTAATGTCTTTAAGTGTTCTAAAACTTGCTGACGAACCTCCATAAGTTCATTATAGCACTGTTGATTATGAGCACACTGTCTCAATTCAACATCAGGTTTTAGAACACTTTCCTCAAACAGAGTGAGTCCCCTGTTCCATTTGTCTTCATAAGTTTCACTTTGCATCTTTCTTAATGACTACTGGACAGAAAGGAATAGTTTTACGAACCTCTGCAACTATCTCACTCTTTTGAGTTTCAGTTAATCCAACGACTTTTGTAAGTCGGTGAATAATACCAAGTGCTTGTTGGCAAGAAATGATGGCTGTTGAAAGTAAAACAACCATAGCGTTCTCCTATTCTATTACTATTTAACTCGGAAATCTTTTACAAAATTCACACAAGATTTAAATTGTTGCCAATCTTCATCAGAAAAATTATCAGAAGCATAAGGAATACCTACAACTTCTGCACATAGACGATTTACATTAATTGAATAGACTTCTTGTGCTGATGCAGAGGTAGGAAATAGAAGTAGAAGAGCAATCAGTTTGTTCATTTGATAATGTTCCAATTCAGATCATCACTTTCATTCATCCAGAAGAAGAACATTCCAGAGATACTTTCCAACCTTACAAGACCATTCTTACGTTCTTTAACTTTACACGAATGAAGTTTGTGCATATAAGTCTCAAAAACTTCTTTTGCTACAGAAGTCTTTGGAGATACACAGATAAATTCAGGTTTCTGAGCTTTCATAGAGATCATAGTTTGTTTAACCTCAACAAAGGTATTATAGTGAGTTTTGAGAGTTTGTCAAGTACTCTAGATATTCTTCATAGAGTACTTCTTCCATTTGATGTGCTTGTATTTCCCAGGGTTGCTCTGAATAGTCCGTCTCCGTGTAGTCTATGCCCCTCCAGAGACGTTTACCGTGCTTATCCTTAAGAGCACCCTTAACGTGTTGATAGACGTGCCAGAGTTCGTGTAGAAGCGTCTTGGTGTAGTGCTCTGGTGTCATCTGATTGTGCATTTCAATTTCAAATGCACGAGGTCTATAGTCACAATCAGAAACCCATACCCAACCATAAACACTCTCACGACTTAAACCACGATGGTTTACAGAAATCTCTAGTTTATGCCTAGGAAAGTGTTTGGTAATAAACCAATCTACGATGCGACTACAACGACGCTTGCTATAATTGTATCCACTGGTGTATAATGTAAGCATCAGAACAGTGCATTCAAAGTAACATTAGTGAGACGAACTCCCCAGTTCATCAGCACCATAAAACTACCAATAAAAATCAATCGGTCTAGGTTGGAAAACCGCATAGGGTCTTTGTGTGTCTTCACCTACTATAAAACCTCCCAAGTCGGTTTTGGGAGGTCAGTGGACAGTTTTTAAAGTGTCCTATGAGTAAAAATAAGTTCTTATATCAGTAACATCTGCAATATTTTTAAATTTTTCTATCGTTTCTTTATCTACCAAATCTGGATGCACCCACCAATCTTCAAAAGGTGAATTTTCATTTTGAGAAACATTTGCGACAACTAACTCATAACCCATCATCTTTAAATAGTTTCTGGATTTAGTCCGATAAGTTCCAGTCATATCCACATAATGATCGTGTTCATAAGTAATCACAGCAAACTTATACTTATGAAAAGGAATATCCAACAAGATTTCAAATGTAGTTTTAGATGGCTCACAATCTAATTGCAAATAATCAATCTCTGTAGTATCATAATGTTCATTTAGTAATTTTTCATAATCAATCGTTGTGGCATCTTTACATAAGATTGTGTTTTTTCTTTGTTGTGCAAACATCTTACAAAGATCTTTACGAATTTCAACAGATACTCCTTTCCAATTATAGTTTTGTTCTAAGATTGCAGTATTATTTTGGAAGATTGGTTCTTGTGCTCCAATCTCCAAGTAAGTTCCATTTCTCTTTCCATTGAGAATCGAAAGAATAAACATATCTTGAAGTGACTGTCCATTACTTTTTTCAATATTCTCCAGTCCAGGAAACTTAAACTTAAATCGGTTATATCTACTCTTTTCGTATTTAATACTTTCTTCTACCCAACATCCAAGACGCATTAGGTTATCACCAACAGAAATATAATGAGTTTCATCTAACTCATAATTATTCTTCAGGTCTAAAAAGAGTTCTCTACATTCTTTTGATTTACCCCACCAATAAGAACATACTGCTTTCTCAAAGATCAATCCATATTTTCCAGGATAATCCACCGTCGAGAGTGGTTCGATATCAAAATCACAGAAGGTTAATCCAAGATTTGCTGTGGTATAACCATCAACATACATCTTATTCCATTCATCAAATCTTGCATAAAGAAAATATGCTTCGGGTCTTTTTGGTAAAAGATTAATTGCGTGTTGATATAAACCTTTTACAGTATAGTTACGATTCTTTTGTGTATTAAAGCAAGAAGCCATATGAAGCAAACATTCATATGCAAGTAATAAGTCGTCAGTACGATCTGCTGCACGAAGATAATAAGTAATTGCAGATGCTGTTTGCTGTTGTTTGTGATACCATTGTGCTAATTCATAGTTTCGTTGAGCATTTTCGGTATCGAGTGCATATGCAACTACGGGATCATTGGGGATGTTCATAAGTGTTTGGATGTCTGCTTGATTTTCTTTCCACCAGTTTGAGATATATTCTGATGCAAAATGATGATTTGGTTTTTGTCCGTTTTCTAATTCAGTATCGTTAAGATTTGTAGAATTTATTCTTGTATTCTCTACAAACAAAGGACAAGTATAAACTTTTCCAAAATTTGTGAAGAATAAACTCTCACCAATCGGCATAATTTCAGAGTTCTTAACTTCTAAATGATAAGTTTCTCCTATGCAACAATGGTCTATGATTTGTTTTACATACTCTCTTTTGAGAATATATGCAGTAATAGCCCAATCATCCCAATATCTTTCTCTTAAACAAACCTTCTTAAAATCACCGCGAATTGCAAGAAGTTGAACTGCATCCCAGTCCTTTGGGAGATTGTGAACAAACTCCTCCCAAGTAAAATTCCAGTGTTCTACAGTTTCTAATGATAAATCATCTTCACAGAAGAAACCATATTCTTCTGTAGTGTTGTAATACCAGTCTTTAAATGCTTTGAGATGTGAGACAGTGCATCCTTTTGTGGGATCTGATAATGATTCTACATACTTTCCTGTGATAATATCATTTTCCTCTGCAAATCTTTTGGATTTGATTGGAATTGGAGTGATATTATATTGTTGGAACTGTTTTGTAAGTAATTCTTGTCTTACAGTATCATCTTCTAGAGTTACATAACGAACTTCTGGAAATCCTTTCAGTTTCATATTATTTCCTCCATCAAAAAACCAGGAACTCTTAAAATATATGCAGCATTATCTTGAATGCCAAATGTAATCAAATAATCATTTTCATACTTTGCCATTCCACAGACGAACTCAATTTGATTTTCCAAGAATGAGAAGACTTGCGAAAACTTCTGAATATTCCAATTCTTATCCCAATAGGTAAACTTATGGCGATATGTTGCGTTCTTTCTTCCCGCTTCAGACTTGAATAAATCTGTTTCGTGATTGAGTGCTAAGTATCCATTTTTATATGGAATGACTTGAGAACCACCTCTCAAGTCCTTTGGTGCTTGAACCCAATCCCTTTGAACAACTGTCTCTGTGCGATTTTCTTCTGGAATAGTTTTGACAATTTGAGTACCATTTGTCCATTTTACATAGTGAAATGGTTGGTCTAAAATAGGCATCCAGTTCTTGTTGCAATACTCATCATCTGGTGGTGGTCCAGGAATACGAAATCTTGAAACTTCCTTGACTGATGTTTCCGAAAACTCAAGTTCGGAAAGTTCCATTCTTCCTGTGCCAATCGTATCCAGGTCTCTCCGAACACCTGTAAGATAATACTTATCGTTCCATTTGACGATTCTTGCGTCCTCAAGTCCTACAAACTGCCATAAAGGTTTCTTATCAAAAGCAGAAGTATCTACTTTCAACCAATGAGAAATCTCCAGGTTTTCATTCAACTCACAAATAAAGTTTGTTGTTGTGAGTGAAATGTCATTTTCTGGATTGAGATAAACTAACGGACCGTATTGATGCTCGTATTTTTGTAACTCTGAGTGATACAGAGTATATTGAATATGACGAATATTAACTAATATCTTTCCATTATCTACAAATACTGATGGATTACAAAGTCCAGTTCCATTTGTATATTCGGTGGGAATAATTAGTGGTTTGATCGTCCCGCCATTTTTCAATGCAAGTTTTACAAAATTATCTAGCATATATTAAAAAAATTTTATGTTCATCAATGTATATATTATGACAAAATATATCAAAACCAATAAAAGTTATTTTGCCATATCATTAGCACAATGTGCTCTTTGACCATTTGCTAATACATAATGGAAAAAGATTTGATGATAATAAAGTCCGTCTTTTTCTACTCTTTTGCCATACCAAGTTCTTGTATATTCGGTTGGCATTGGATCTCTCCAATGAGGTCTTTCACATCCTTTATAGACCATACCATCACCAGTATTTAAAATTACAGAACGATTTTCGCCTACAATTGATACTGCTGTTTTCTTTTCATCAGTATAAGTATCTGGAGTTTTAATCCAAATTGGCCAAGGTTTTTGAAGATTGGAACTGATATGAACCGTCACAGAGATCTCACAAGCATCACGATCTGCGTGTTTTGTTAGTTCTTGCCCTGGGAAATAAAAACGATCATAATAATAAGTATTATAAAGTTTATTTCCCAATGCTTTCTCTAATTTAAGACGAATACCTGAATGAATTGAACGATATTGTGGATGCCAATAACAAGCAAGAGATCCTTCTACTTGCATCTCAAGTTCTTCATATGTAAATTGATCTAATTTCTTACCCCAATAGTTAATCTGCCCCCTTTCTTTAGGAACTGGACGATAAAGTTCTTGAGGATCCCAAAGATTTTTAATTATCAAATATCCATCTTTTTCAAATTGTGAATTATTCGTTTTTGATGTTCCAGTGTTAAATCTTTCTTGGAAGAGGAGTTGCCCTTCAGTCATTTGTTCTGCCATATTACTTCCACCTCGGACCAACCACCCAACCAACCAAACTCTTACGAAGTCCTTTAGTAACTTTAAGAACACGATGTTGAGTTCGTGAGTCAAAAACAATTACAGTTCCTTTTTTTCTTGGAGCAAAATAAGATTTTCCATCTTCACCAAGAAGTTGAAGATTTCCACCCTCATAATCATCAGGATCAGAAAGTTGAACCACAAAGGAAAGTTTTCTTACAAGTTCAAGATTTTCATTCAAGTAATCTTGTGCTCTCCCTTCGTGATGATTACCAACACTTACTGGTTTATAGTGACAAGAAATTCCAGCATCATTATGCCATCCATAAAATTCACCTTCTCCATATTGAGTGAATTGCATATTTTCACCATCAATATTTCTTATGTCGTATAAAAAATTCTCACGATTTGCTCTTTCAATATAATGCCAAACAAATCCTGCAGTCCAGTGATGTGTTGGAACCCAGGCATTTTTTGAATTTCTTTTATCACGATTGAGAGCATCTCCCATCAATCTGGAGTCTCCCATCTGCTCTTGAAACTTATCTGTTAAATCTTCTTCAATTGTCTCTATAACTTTTTCAGGAATATCTGAAAAATACCAAATTGATTGAAATGCCATATGTGAATAATGTATTCAGATTCATTATATATCAGTATTTAATGGAGGTCAATTAAAACTTTTTGATTCCCAATTTACGTTTTCTTCGTTCCAATCATAATAAATTCCCGCTTCTTTCTCTTCTTCTGTTAGATCGGGTTTAGGTACTGGTGCTTCCCATCTACAAGTTTCGTTATTTAAAATCCAAGAATTGTATGGTTTAGGTGGAATAAAAGCATCTAAATTTTCATCATAATAATATCCAATCCCTGCAAAATTTTTTCTTATTTTGGAATTATATGAGGTTTGTTTCCAGATTGTATCAGATCCATAAACAGGTTCATAAAAAGACTTACAATAGTTAATTCCAATATTTTCATTTTCATTCCCATTAGAATCTGAACAATTTAGATTATCAATAACAAAAACTTCAGTAACAATATTATTTGTATCCAATCTTGCAAAATGTGCCATTTTATTCTCCTTAAATTCTATATCTTATAACAACAATACCAGAACCACCACTTCCACCTCCAGCTCCACCAGTACCACCTCCACCACCTCCGGTGTTGTTAGTAGCATGGCGGCCTCCATTAGGTGGTGCTACACCTACAGCACCTCCACCTGCACCTCCCCCAGAAGACCATCCTGGAGGGGCACATCTACCTCCTCCACCGCCAGAAACATATCTTCCCGATGCTGGTCCTGGAGTACCATATGCAGGAGGAATTCCAGTATCCCCTGCAAATATTGCTGTTCCTATACCACCAGAACCACCTATGGATGGTGGACCAAGTGGTGAAGTACCACCAGCAGCACCAGCACCACCGCCACCGCCGCCTGTAAGAGGTGTACCTGCTCCACCAGGATTTCCTTGTCCAGTTGATCCAACACCTCCTGAACCATTAATAGCTCCTCCTCCTCCAGACCCACCAGGCGTACTCCCTCTACCACCACCTGTTGCAGTTAGTGTTGTAAACCTAGGAGGACCAGAAATAGATGATGGATTTCCATTACTACCTGATGAACCACCAGAACCTATGGATATTGTATATGTTCCTGCTGGAAATATAAAATTGAGGTTTGATGGAATATTACTCAAATAACCTCCAGCTCCACCTCCGCCGCCGTTACCGTCACCAGCTCCACCACCAGCAACAATCGCATAATCGGCATATCCACCTTCATCTACAAAGAATTGTCCGGGTGAGGTAAAAATATGATAAGTATATCCATTTCCTGGACTAAAAATACTTCCGGTAGATGTTGCAGCAATACCAGCGGTGTTGTTAGTGGTTCTAATTTTAGAAGTAAAAAGATTTTTAAATCCACCAAGTGAATTGTTTTTAACAGGAGACATAATTAATTTGGGTAAGTTTTATATCTTATTATTATAATTCCAGATCCACCGGCACCACCTGCAGAAGGTCCACCACCTCCTCCACCACCAGTGTTAGCAGATCCCGCATTACCTGTTGTAGCTGGCGCAGCTGCGCCGCCCGCGCCACCTCCGATACCACCGCTTGTTCCCCATCCGGGTGGCGGACCATTTCCACCTCCACCACCAGCAAACCAACGTCCAGGTAAAGGTGTTGAATTAGTAACACCATAAGCTGGTGGTATACCAGGATCACCATTAAATGCTGCTCTACCTAGTCCCCCATTGCCAGCTGACCCACCAACTGCGCCAGGTGCATAATATCCAACTCTCCCTGCTTCAGATGCCCCACCACCACCGCCGCCGCCTGTGCTTCCATTAGGACCACCAGGAGTTCCTTGTCCAGTTGAAATACTTCCAACACCTCCTCCACCACCACCAGATCCACCAGGAAAACCACCTCTACCACCACCTGTTGCAGTTAGTGTTGTAAAAGTAGGAGGACCAGAAATAGTTGATGGATTTCCATTACTACCTGCGGCGCCGCCAGAACCTATAGATATTGTATATGTTCCTGGAGAATTTGGAAATAATACTCTATATGTTTCCAGCATTCCACCAGCTCCACCGCCGCCGGCGATCGCCGCGCCACCGCCTGCACCGCCACCAGCAACTAGAAGAGCATCAACATAACCAGAAGCACTTACATAAAAATTTCCGGGAGAAGTAAATACGTGATATGTAAATCCATTTCCAGGACTTAAAACAGTTCCAGAAGATGTAGCAGCAACAGCAACCAAACTTTGCGTTGTTCCTACTTTTGAAACATATGTTCCAATAAATCCTCTGTTAGTATTTTTTATTGGTGCCATTTATCAAGCCTCTCTATCACCTAAAACTACAACATTAATTGGATTAGTTGCCGCTCCTAAATTAAATGTTCCTTCATTAAAAACTTGAATGCTATCTCCATTACTTGTTAAAGTAATTGGGTATTGTGGTTCAAAAAAGAAAGTATCATTTGCTGCTAAAGAAACTCTTGCAATTCTATGTGCAGATGTTGCAACTCCAACAGATCCTCCACTATTTGGAACCATATAAATTTGTGCTTGCTGGGACAAATCTGTATTTGCAGTACCGATAGTGCTATTATAAACTGCAATACTTCTTATATAAGCAGTTTTTGCAGAACCAACACTATAAACGGTTGCTGTTGTTCCTGCAGAAACTACAACTGGAAATCCTAAATTTGCTTTTGCAAGTGCCATTATATCTTATATTTTTCCAAGTATTTATACGAATAACATCACTTCCAATAATTCTATAGATCCACCGCTTCCACCGCTTCCAGCAACTCCCTGAACACCTTGAGAACCCTGGTTACCAGTTCTTGAAAAGTAAACAGTAATTGATTCACCATTAGTAGGTATAGAACCAGATATATGTGCTACAGGAATTTTGTAATATCCAGCAGCAACTGTGACTGCTCCAGTAACACTCCAAATATTCACTACAGTGCTTCCTGCTGCTGCTCCTTGAATAACAAGGTATCCTTCTTGGTTTGGATTTGTTGAATCGTCCCAACTATCATACCAAGTTGTTTGAACATTGGAGTTGGAATCATTATTATCAATAAAAATGGTGTTTACTGCACCTATAGTTGCATTATTATATCTGATGACACCATTTCCTGGATCAGCGTCTGTGACTGTTGTACTGAAGGTATATGGAACCCCACCGTTGTTTCCTGCAGTTCCAGTGGTTCCTTGAGCACCAAGAATACCTTGAGTTCCTGTGGTTCCTTGAACGCCTTGAATACCTTGATAAGTTGTACCTAAAAAAGTTGAGAGATTAACGGGCATTTTTATTGATTATTTAGATTGATAAATGAGTTTTAATCTTTTGTATCTCTTTTTGGGATTCTTTAAATCCCTCAATTAAAAGACCAATCAAACCATTATAATTAACTGTCTTTTTATCATTGATATTTAATATCAGTTCCGGCAAAACTTTTTCAACTTGTTGGGCAATCACACCGGATGAAGGAGCATTGTTGTCTACCCACTTAAATGTTATACCATCAAGTTTGTTAAGTTTTTCTATAGGGTTTTCTATAATTTTAATATCTGTTTTTTCATTTTCATCAGATAATGACGTAAAAACAGTAGCAGATAAAGTACCGGAAGAAGGATTGAATGTCAATTTTGATGATGAAACAAATAATCCAGAAATTGTTCCAGAAGTTGCATCATCAAATACCGGATATCTAGTAGCATTAGTTGTTGTATCATCCGTAAGAGTTCCAGCCGAACCACTAGTACCCTGAATACCTTGAGCACCTGTAGTACCTTGTGTGCCTGTTGTACCTTGTGTACCTTGAGCACCTGTGGTTCCTTGAGCACCATTTGGACCAGCATTGGCATAAATTTCCCAAGTAGTTCCATCGTAAATTACATCTACAGTAATACCTTTGATATTAAAAATATAATCATCGGCAACACCTTCAATTGTTGAACCATTTCTTGCTACTGTTAGATTGGTCGTTGCCCAATCAGCACCATCTGCAATTTTAACAACATGTCCAGTTGATGGTGTTGCTGGAAGTGTAATTGTAAAGGCTCCTCCCGAAGTGTCCGCTATTATTTCATCGCCATTTACTGCAGTGTAGTTTGCGGTTTTTCTTACCCATCTATTAATAATTGCTTGTCCCACTACAACATCACCACCATAAGGTGCAAGAGAAACTGTCCCTCCAGCACCCACATCAATACTTGGAATACCCGAAACATCATTAACAGAGAAAATAGAACCAGAGGTAAGATTATTAGTAATACTGAATAACTGCCCAGCAGAACCTTCCCAAGAAAGAGTTCCTGAATTTATGGTGTCGTAATGAACATTTTTAATAACAGTTCCAATACCAACAGTACCAACACCAGATACTGCCCCAGTATATGTGAGACTAGTGGAACCTGTAGGGTTGTTAGATGCATCCTTATAAACAATTTGATTTGCAGATCCTGCTACTGGTCCCGTTGTACCCTGGACACCTTGAGAACCAGTAGAACCTTGAGAACCTGTTGAACCTTGAGAACCTTGAGAACCAACAGAACCTTGAGAACCTGTTGAACCTTGACTACCTGTAGATCCTTGAGAACCAGTAGAACCTTGAGAACCTGTTGAACCTTGACTACCTGTAGATCCTTGAGAACCAACAGAACCTTGAGAACCTGTTGAACCTTGACTACCTGTAGATCCTTGAGAACCAACAGAACCTTGACTACCTGTAGATCCTTGAGAACCAACAGAACCTTGAGAACCTGTTGAACCTTGACTACCTGTAGATCCTTGAGAACCAACAGAACCTTGACTACCTATTGAACCTTGACTACCTGTTGAACCTTGAGAACCTGTAGAACCTTGAGAACCAACAGAACCTTGAGAACCTGTAGAACCTTGAGAACCAACAGAACCTTGTGCTCCAGTAGAACCTTGACTACCTGTTGAACCTTGAGCACCTGTTGAACCTTGACTACCTGTTGAACCTTGAGCACCTGTAGAACCTTGAGCACCTGATGTTCCTTGTAATCCAGCTGCAAAAGGAGTAGTCCAACTAACTCCAGCACCAGTAGCAATTAAAACACTACCAGCGGCACCTACATTTCCATAAAAGTCTCTTAAAGAACTATCAAGTTCTACTAATCCAACAAATGTAGAAGCACCAGAAACTCTTACATCACCCTCAACCGTAAGTTTTGATGTTGGAATTGTGGTTCCTATTCCAATAGAACCTGCGTGATACATCGGTGAAGATGTATCAGAACTATAAATGGAATAACGATTAGTTAGAGTTCCATTTACAATTGGAGTTGCTAGATATACACCATAATAATTTGTAAGTTGTCCTGTAAGTGCTACTGTTGGTGCTACATAATATCCATAGTAATTGGTGAGAGTTCCAATACCAGTTCCTGATGCAGCACCAACCTGCATAAGGTTATAAGAACCATATGCATTGGTTGAGGATGCAGAGTTGTTTGCTATTGCACCAATATTTGTTGTAGTAAAATTTCCATAAATGGTAGTTGCAGTTGCTTTTTGGATTCCTACAACATTACGATTTCCATACGCAAATCCAGTTACAACAGATTGGTCTACACTATTTCCTTGAACTACTTGACTTATAATTCCATAAAGTGAATTGGATGCATAAGAAGAAACATCAGTGGTGCTGTTTCTAAAAACATAATTATAAAATCCAAATCCATTAATTCTTGCAGTAGATGAAGTTCCTGCAACATTAGTAAGGTTTTGAAATGAATATAGAGATGGGCTATAACTTCCATTTGCAGAAGTTAATGCGTGACTGAATATTACGGGTTCATACGCTTTACCAACAGTTTGAGAAGCATCAAAACTATATGCAGTTTCTGGTTGAACTAATAAACTAACTGATTTTGCAGAATAACCTTTACTGTCTAATGTACCATACCAAATAGATTGAGTGCTTCCTATTGAAGTTTCTACTTTTGTGGTTCCTTGAACTTGTAAAGTAGTTGTTGGATTTGTGGTTCCTATTCCAACAGAACCAATACCAGTAACTACAAATGGAGTTGAATCTGGATTTGTACTATCTTCTACAACTAATGCATTACCAGAACCTTCTTGAGTAATTCTTAATGCATCAGTTGAACTATTAACTGATATTGTAGAAACACCAGAAACATTCAATTGTGGAATGCTTAAAGTTGTATCAGTAACTTGCATTCCTCCAGCAGCAAGTCTAACTCCTAATGGAATTTGTGTAGAACCAATACCAACACCATAATTAAATATCCAAGCATCAGTATTGAGACCAGTAAAGGAACCAGACTTAAACCACATTAACTGCTTATAGGTATCTGGTGTTACTTCTCCAGCAGAACTTAAACTAACTAATGGACTGCCTTCGGTAGAAGCAATCGCAATACCACCAGTATTTGCTGTTGTATCTGTAGAAGTATCATTACCAAGAGAATTTGTAACAATACCAACTACAAGATCCTTATCCTTAATTCTAAGTTCGTTAGATACAATATATGATGATGTACCACCAATGGTTATATTTCCACCAACATAAAGATTGGAACCATCAAAAGTTAAGTTGACAGATCCAGCAGGGTTATTAGAACCATCCTTATAAACAATTTGATTTGCAGATCCTGCTACTGGTCCCGTTGTACCCTGGACACCTTGACTACCTATAGAACCTTGACTACCTGTTGAACCTTGAGCACCTGTTGAACCTTGAGAACCTGTTGAACCTTGAGAACCTGTAGAACCTTGAGAACCTGTAGAACCTTGTGCTCCAGTAGAACCTTGAGCACCTGATGCACCTTGAGATCCAGTAGAACCTTGAGAACCTACATCACCTTGAATACCTGATGCACCTTGAGAACCTGTTGAACCTTGAGCACCTGTTGAACCTTGAGCACCTGCTGAACCTTGAGAACCTGTTGATCCTTGAGCACCAACAGAACCTTGACTACCTAATGTACCTTGAGAACCAACAGAACCTTGACTACCTGTTGATCCTTGAGAACCTGTAGAACCTTGAGCACCAACAGAACCTTGACTACCTGTAGAACCTTGAGAACCTGTAGAACCTTGAGAACCTGATGCACCTTGAGATCCAGTAGAACCTTGAGAACCTACATCACCTTGAATACCTGATGTACCTTGTGCTCCAGTAGAACCTTGACTACCTGTTGAACCTTGAGCACCTGTTGAACCTTGAGCACCTGTTGATCCTTGAGAACCTGTTGATCCTTGAGCACCAACAGAACCTTGACTACCTGTAGAACCCTGAATACCCTGAGGTCCAGCTTGTTGAGTAAAAGTAATGGTGGCTCCAGCACCTGCTGCAGTTGCTGTTACACCTGCTCCAACAAAGTTAATAAATGTAACACTTCCAGCAGTTCCGACTGTTGAACCTTCTTCTTTAATTGTAATACCATCAAGTACACCAGCTCCAGCAGAAGTTACTGGTTGCCAACTCCATCCTCCAACACCATCTGCAATTGGAACATAAGTATCTGTACCTGAATTATTGTCCTTATCATAAATTCCACCACGAATTCTAATATTTCCTACAATATCTAATTTTTGTGTTGCGTTTGTAGTTCCAATTCCAACTTTACCAGTAACCTCAAGTACTGTCTGACTTTCGGTATATGAACTAATACCAATCTTAAGATTTTTTTGACGGTTACTGATGTACTTTGCCATTTTTCTATATTAGTTAAGTGTTTCTAAAATGCTTGTGATAAATTTTAAGTCAGTTGCATTACTACCTGATAATACTAATTTATCACCACTTTCAAGCACTAACTTTCCAGATAAAAGATTTGCAGTATCAGTTGCCGAAATTGGATAATTTTTTAACAATTCAGTATCGGTAGAACTTCTACGATGAACTAAAGTCACATCCGCAGAAGTTGCTCCAATATTTGCAACTTGTGCTAAAAGGACAACACCCGTATATCCGACAGGTGCCGTATAAACCTCTGTTGGACTTATGGATATAACTGCAGTAATAGTTTGAAATACATTTAATGGTAAAGCCATTTCTTAATCTCCCCCTAGTGCTAAAATAAATGGTGTCATTGTTGAAAACAAACTCTTGGAATAAAATGTTCCACTAATGGTTCCTGTTTGTTGATTAATTGCAACACCCTCACCAATTCTAAAGTTTCCTGATTGGTCAGTAGATGTGAATACTACAAGACCACCATTACGAGAATTAGTCTCATTATTTTGAATTGGCACACCACCATTTTGAGGAAGTGCAGTTGCAATGTTTGTTCCAGATCCAATATATTCAAGAGAATGACCTGATGCTAATACTCTACTTTGTTTAAAGAAAGGAACTGTTGTGCCTACACCAACTGCATAAGGAACATTATCAGTTAGTGTAATCGTACATATTCCAGCAGAAACTGGTGTAGAACTTTGAATAACATAATAAGTTGGAGCAAGATTTGCAGATCCTGTTGCAGAATTAACCCCAACATTTGGCATACTGAAAGATACTAAAGGTGGCGTAGAACCATAACCTCTCCCACTTGAAACCATTTCAACGGAAATAACAGAACCATTTCTAACTTCAGCAACAGCAGTGGCAAGAATACCCCAAGGTGTTGAAGGAGAACCAATTGTCACATCAGCATTTCCAGAATATCCAGTTCCACCAGACCCAACTGTAATATCACCAACTGTATAATATAAGTCCTCAAAATAAACCACTTGTCCATCAAAAGGTCTTGCTACATTTATTTTTGCAGTTCCACCAGATTGATAGGTATGAGAGAGAGTAGAAACTCCAACATAAACCTCAAAAGAAGTTGAAGAAGGAGTTCCTACAACTTCAAAAATATATCCTTTATTTCCTGATGGGTAAGTTACAATTCCTGGTCCAGAAGAGCAAGTAAATGCAAGACCAACAATCGAAACTCCCATTCCAACATTAAAATTGTGATTAGAGTTTACTGTAATTGTGGTAAGACCTGTAGTATTATTATAAAGTGCGTTGGTTACACTGAATGTTGGAACATTTAAATCCAAAACAAAAGTATCTGCATTTGCTGCTGCAGAACTTGTAACAATACCTGTATATTTTTTTGGACCAACTCCATCGGCAACGAGTGCATAATTTCCAAACGATGAGTTTGAGTTGGTTAAATCACAAGCAGCCCCAGAACCACAAAAAACTGCAGTATCATTACAGATGGTAAACAATGAAACCAACTGTGCATAACCTTCGTTGGTAATTGAGCAACCAATACCGCCTTGATTATACTGCGTATATGAATCCAGAACCATTGACTTTAATGGTCCTATTGCCTTTGAACCATCAATCTTTAATCCAATACTATTTGGAATAAAGTTAGTGCAGTTCTGAATATAAGGTGACTGATTAAAATATCCTACTTCAGTTGGATTGAATGCAAAGATTGCCTTACCAGAATTCAGAGTGCCTGTATAAGACATCTCTGCAATATAATTTCCATTAGAAACATAGAACAAGTCTTGATTTGCATTCTGTGGAGATACTGATACTTCTCTTAAACTATCTCCAACAATTGAAACTTGCTCTGGAATAATGAGAGGATTATTTTCTAGATAAGATCCAGCACTAACTTTAATAACTGTTCCTGTTGTTGCTGTTGTAAGTGCTGCTCCAATTGTTCGTTTTGCGTCTCCAAGTTTTTTTCCTGTATTGGTGTCGCTTCCATCTTGTGTGACATAAAGAATATTAGTAACTGTTGCTCCAGCACCAAGTCTTACAATATCGGTGCCTATACCTGCTCTTTCTCTACGGGCATATAACTCTGCATCATATGTATTAAGGCCAAGTTCTCCCAAAGGCAAATCACTTACCTGCGGTGCTTTACCGGGAACTGCTGACCTTTTTATCCTAATATTTGGATCTGCCATTCAATCCTCTCATTGATGGTATATACCGTAGAGAAACTCTTATGTAAGAGTTTTTTATTATTTATAACCTATAGACCATAGCGAGATTTTGTTGTTATTTTGTTAAATTTAATTATGTAAAAGTTCTCTTATCTGTAAATAAAATATCTCTACCACCAAAATAATACCCCAAACCATTGGTAGTTTTTGTTATTCCTGGTCCAGCGAATGAAACTGTCATAACATCACCACCACCATTTTCCCCAAACATTATTCTAATTGGATAATAAACTCCCGCTGTTAATGTTGTAGTTCCACTTTTCTCCACAACTCCGTGAAGACCTCCATTATTAACAGTTGAATTTGCAGTAGTATATCCAGTTAATGCATTAGAACCTATCCATAAATGACTTGCATCATCAGAGGAGGTATAAAAAGTATAAGTTCCTGTTGTAGGTGCAAGAAAATATCCTAACCACATCCAACTGTATAAATCAGCACTGCTAGTAAAGTTATTAATAGATGTTGTTAAGTTGATATCACCGTGCAATGTTGCGGTGGAAAAAAATGAAACAACATCATTATAATAATTAACATATCTTTTTCCTAAAAGTCCAGATTGTAAGTTAATCCAACTAGTTGTAATGCCACAATAAACACCCATTAGATTCCAAACCTCCCTCTTAATGCATTGAAGTTTTGTTGGATTTCTGCCGCTGTGAGTGCTCTGCTGTACATTTGGGTTTTTGAAGTATTTAGATATTGCTTGGTCTAAAAAAGTAATTTCCTGCTAGTGCTCCACTTGGTGATATAGGTGTACGAAAATGTGTTGATAAATCTGTTGTCTCTGCTATTCCGGGACCTGACCAACTAAAAGTAAGATTGTCTCCTCCACCAGCTTCTTCCATTACTATTCTGATTGGATACATCACTTTGCCAGTCAAAGATATAGTTGCAGACCTTTTAGTGTTTGCTTGACCACCACTTCCCAAATTCATTCCATTATTTAATGTTGCATTAGCAGAGGTTCTTGTTTCCTCTGGTAGTGCTAAATTTCCTATCCAAACACCACTATAATCATCAGATGAAGTATATATTGTATAAGTTCCTGTAGATGGTGGTAAAAAATATCCAATAGCAATAAAACCATAATTACTACCAATATCATTACCAAATGCTATGGAAGTCCACAAATTAACTCCATATCTATGATTTGCTGATGGTAGTCCAGTAGTTCCAGTAACATTACTACTGTCGTTTGCTGTGGTTAGTGGTAAAGTTCCAATATTACCATTAGCAATAGTTGCTCTCCAACTTCCGTTAAAAAACTTTCCAGCAAGTCCAAATGTTGTGCGAGGGGTGTTATATTGTACTCCCATTCTCTCTCAATACCTCTTCGTTTTTGTATTTATGTTAAATTGAGAAACGACTACGAAGGGCGTTGAAGTTTTGTCGTATTTCTGATGCCGTGAGGGCTCTGTTGTATGCAGAAACAGTTGCTATTTGTCCTGCAAAAACATCACAACATCCACCATAACCAACTCCAGGATTTTGAGTACTAAATGCAACATTACCACCAGCACCGGCAGAAATAGTTGCACTCCCAGATGCAACACCATCAATATAACCATATATTGTATAAGAACCAAGAACAGCAGCACGGTCAAACACAGCAGTCATCATATGCCAATTTCCATTTGTTAGAGTGCTTCCGCCAAGACCACCTTCTTGATATCCAGAACCACCAGCACCACCAATAAGATAGTATATGCCTCCAGTATCAAATACCCCAAATCTCCATCCATCAGCACTAGCAGTATTACTAAAGATAGTTTCTCTATCTCCTGCTGCTTTTACTGATAGATTTCTTCGTATAAAAGCACTTAAAGTAAAACTACCAGTTGATGGGATAATCATACTTGACATAGTAAATCCATTACCAGCACCAGCACCAGAAGTAGATGCAGGACTATTCACACTAAAATCAAAATAACCAGAAGAATTATATGTTACTTGACCACCATATCCACCATTATTTGTTCTTGTTGCATTATTTCCACGACCACTCAAATCAGTCCAAGTTTCACCTGTTCCAGGATAAGACTTTGTATTTGCTGCATCTAAACAAAGAACTAATCCTGATGTAACTATTGAGGGTGAGTGAGCAAGTGCCATTTATTCAAATTCTCCTTCTGTCTTTGTTCCTCTTTTTGGTTTCTTTAATTTCTCAAGTTCTGCACTCAAAGCACTTACTGTAATATTAAGTTTTTCTACTTGAGTTTCCAATACAATATTTTGATTAAAAAGTTCAAATGATTTTTGTTGATATTTTGCAATTACTGATTTCAAATCATCTTCAGACATAAAAATAGGAGGAGTTATCTCCTCCTATTTAGAATATGTGATTAATCTTTAGAAAGTTCCAGCGTCAATCGTGATATTTTGGAGTTGCAGTTCAGAACCTACACATCCAATCACCTGAGCAGAACCACCTGTACAAGAATTATTAATCCAGAGTTCTCCAACTTCAATTGGAGCAAATGTAGATACTGTGAGTTGTGGGTTATTATTTCCAGATCCACCTCCATCAGTAACTACTGAACCAAACTTAAATCTTGAATCAGAATGCTCCCAGACAACTGCAGATTTCTTTGCTGCATCCGTATAATAGTTAAAGAAAACTCCAAGGTCCCAAGTAGTTGATGAAGAAGGAGCAGAACCATCAACAACACCAAGTTCAATAGTACGATCTTCTACAGTAATTGAAGTAGTATTAACTTGAGTTGTATTTCCGTTTACATAAAGATTTCCTTGAACTGTTAAATCATCTGCGATGGTAACATCATTTGCAACAATCGTAATTGCCGTGGCACCAGTGTTTGATGATTGAATTGTGCCAGTTCTGAGTGTTGGAGCACTCAAAGAAGTTCCGACAACAACATCATTTGGAAGACCAATTGTAACAGTCTGTCCAGAAACGGATGTTTCTACTTCACTCGCAGTTCCACTAATCGTTAATGTCTGTGATGTGTTGACTGTGCTTGGACCACCACTATCAGCATTCAGTCCAAGAGTTACATCAACAGCATCAACATATGCCTTAACTGCCTTTTGAGTTGGTAGATAATTATCACTATTTTCTGCAAGAGATGTACTTGCTGAAATACCAGTAATACCAATACCAGAAGTGCCAGAAAGTTTAAATGTTCCTGTTGTAGTAATACCAGTAACAACTAGATTTCTTGCAAAAGTTGCATCTAAATCAGAGAATGTTAATGTATCACTTGCATTTATTGAACTTCTATAACTATTTGCAATAACTTTGCCTTGGAACGCAACATTTCCAGTTGATGTTGAAAGTGTAAGTGCTGTTGTTCCATCAGATGCCTTAATATCATTACCACCAATTTGAATATCGCCATTAAATGTCACATTACCTGTGCTATTTGCCAGCGTCATTGCTGTAGTTGTATCTGCTGCCTTAATGATTCCTGCAGCAACATCACCTACAAATAGACTAGAGAACAAGTAATTTGATGATGGGTTATAGTAAATACCAGCATCAACACGCATCGTTGCACTATTAGTGCTTGTTGCATTATCAGTAAAGACTAAGTGATAGTTAGTGTTTGTTGAAGTTGATGTAGTATCAACAGTTGTCGCTCTAGTTGCGGTTGATGTAGTACCATTAAAAGTACCATAAAAATTTGATGCAGTGATCGTGGTATCAGACATTGTGATACCTGAACCGACAGCAAGGCGAACTCCATCCGCCATCGTTGTGGTTCCAATTGCTACACCATAGTTAAAACCAAATGCATCAGTTGAGAATCCAAGAGTTCCACTCTTGAACCACATCATTTGCTTATAAGTATCGGGAAGAGTATTGATTCCCGAGGCACTAAAAGATACTAATGGACTTCCTACAGTTGATGCAATTGCAACACCTGCGTGATTTGCAGTATTATCATTTGGCGTGATTGATGTTGTATATCCAAGAATAATGTCTTTGTTTTCAATATAAACATCAGTACCACGAAGAGTAACTGTGGTTCCGCCAATATAAACATTACCAGCTACATCTAAATCTCCATTTATATCTAAACTACCAACAAATTGAGAATTCCCACCAACATAAAAATTTTCTTTAACTGTTAGGTTCTTGGCAATACCCACACCACCATCAATCTGGACAGCACCAGTATTTTCGTTGCCGAGAACATTATTTGTAGTTGAAGTAAATCCAACATCATTATAAAAAGTTCCAATACCCCCAACAATATCAATAATTGTAAGACTATTTATTGAGTCAACCCAAGATAATTGTCCACTTTCATTTGTAGTCAATACTTTTCCACTATTTCCAACACCAGTTGCTGGAAAAGTGTAAGTAAAAGTTGCACCAAGTCCTGTAGGAGCTCTTAAATTTATTGATTGCGACCCGTTATTAGAAACAAGTTTTAACTTTGAAGAATTTGTTCCATCTTCTCTTTCCCAATAACGATGAGAACCAAAGAATTTATTGTTCGCTACTGAGGTATCAATACCAATAAAAAGGTCAAAGTTATTTAATGAAATTGCTGGCTCACCTGGACGGAGTGCAGGTACGGTTCCTGCTACCCCTGCATTACCTCTTTTAAACTGAAGTACTGGTGCAGGCATTTCTTTATGCTATTTACTTTTAGTTATTTAGTTTAACTAGAAAGTACCTGCATCAAGATCAATTTTATTGTCTAAATCAATATCCAATTGATTTTCAAAGTCGGCAGGCAATCCTGGTTGATTAGGTTCATTTGTTGCAGCAGAAAGAACTTCATCCGGATTTACATCTCTCCATTTTCCCGATGCAGCATCATACATCAACACATACTTATCATTATTACCACTAATTTCTACATCCGTAAGTTCATCTAAATTCTGTGGCATAATTTGAATTCCATAACTGATAGAAACTTTTGGATTGATTGGTTGTGAAGATTTGACTGAATAATTATTACCAGAAGAAAAGGTAACTTTATATGTCATAGGGATACACTCTCTTCTACAATTGCAGTACCTTTAATTACCTTCGTTTTCTTTCCATCAATTGTTAAAATGACATCAAAATAATTTCTTCCTGCCTTAAGATTTGCAGTTTGTTGTGCAGTGAGTCTTAATAAAATAGTTCCGGTTGCTGCAGTAATAGTCTTGGAAAACTCTTCATATGAAGTTGCTTCAGGATACTTACGAATACTTGCATAAGTTGTTGTAAGACCCGTCAAATATGTTTGAGATTGGTCCGGGTCATAAAGATTAAAGGTTGCTTCAAAATCAGTTCCTTTATCGATTACAATATTCGTAATTTCAGCAACTGCCATCTGTCTTAAGAACTTTTAAGTATTTAGTATACCTTTACTTCTCTATAATCAGAATTACATAACTCATTGACTTCTTTTTTAATCTTTGCTCTTTCATCATTAGTGATATAAACACTGCGAGCAAGTTCAATAAACTCTTCATCAAAGTGTTGTAATTTTTCCTTTTCTCTGAGTCTATCTTCTATTTTCCAAAGTTTTTCATTCACTTTTTTGAGTTGGACTTCATACCCTAAAGTATATTGAGTTAGACAACTTTTAATTAAATTGAGATCTGCTAACTCTTTCAAAACATATTCGTTGTTAGTGAACATAGATTTTATTTCTAAGATAGTAATCTTATCTAAAAGTTCTCCAACTGATATAGGAACTACTACTTTCATAGTGGATTATTTAAATCAAAGTTATTCTGAATAAACTCAATCAGATCTTTGTTTTTAGAGGCAACTCCAAGACCAAAAGTATGAGTAAAGGTTACTTTTGGAAGATCCAGTTCATCAAAAAATTTCTTCACACCATATTGATTTCCATTCAGTTCTTCAATACAAGTATCGTGGAATAGTATCACACCATTTTCTTTTACAAACGGACTCCAAGTTTCATAATCGTGCTTTACTGATTCATAAGCGTGATCACCATCAATATGTAAGATGTCTATTTGCTTATCCCAAGTCTTTGCAACCTCATCAAAAAGTCCTTTGATGAAAGTCACATTATCTTTCATAAACAACTTCTCTTGCTTATTGAGAACATACTCATAAGAACCGTGATTTCCACCAGTAAATTGATCTCCTTCAAAAGTATCAACACCATAAACTTGCCCAATACGAGGCATTGCAAAACAGAAAGTTGAGAATCCCCAATCAACTCCAAGATCCACAGTTACTTCTGGATTGACTTGCGTTACCAACCATTCAGCAAATCTACGATGACCTCTCCAGCAAGAAGGAATATCTTCAAGATTGGTTAAGAATAGTTTATCAATTGCACTAAGTCTTTCTGGTGATGAAAGCATATCTGGATTGAATCCAGTTGCAAAAATTGTAAGATTGGGATTATTCAATCTCTTAGAAAGTTCAAACAAATATCCAAATGCTTGAGATAAATGAGAACCTCCCATATTCATTCCTTCACTAACTGCGTGGAATGCATAATTCATTCCTCGTTGCATATCACCCGTATTCAGTAGAATTTGACTGCAGCGAATAAAAGCAAGAATTCTAAAACTATCAAAGTAAGGTTTAGATACGTTTAGAAACTCTTGACCATATTCAAGTGCTTTTTGTGCATTTTGGACATTATAATAATGATTGAAAATAAACCAAATCCAATACCAGTCAGTAGGATTTTTTTTATGCTCTCTTTCACAAATATTAAAGTAGAATAATTCCTTATCTACAGTCTTATTAATTTTCTTAGTAATCTTAATGGTAGTATCTACACAAACTTCATTCAGATATTCTTCTGTTGGAATAAAGTTTGGAACTTCGTGAACAGCATTCACCCAAGTATAATTCTTGGTTCTATGAAGACGAGTATGAACTTCATTAGACTGAACTGGTTCATCACCACCATTATCATCATATCTCAAATGTCTGAATGTGGTAAATTCACCAGCAATCACACCAAAACCTTCTGGATGAAACTCAGAAACATCCTCATTAAAATCAAGTGCAAATGCCCAATCAGTTTCTACATAAGAAAGTGCCTGATTTCTTGCAACTGAAAAATCAAACTCTTCACGAGTTTGTGAATGCTCATAAACTTTAATACCAGCATCCTTCAGTAGTTGAACTGTATCATCTGTGCTTCCAGTATCAACTACAACTACATCATCAAACTTCTCTGCATTCTTGAGAAACTTTTCAATATTCTTTTCTTCGTTCTTTGCAATTGCGTATAGTGTAACTTTCATAAGTATGTGCTCCAATCAATACACGGGGATAAAAATTGTGAATGACAGTGTGTAGAATAACCAGGAATACTTGAGATTAAATTCCTTCCTTTCTTATGTAGTTCTAAAAATTTACCGTGGTCTGCAGAAGGTTCAAATCCTGTTGAGAAGTGTCTATGAATTTCTTTATCTTCTTTGAGTGTTTTAAACTTAACAGCAAAAGTATTTGTTGTTGAAGGAGTTGGCATCCAATGAGAATATTTTGTTGCTAGAACTTTAGTCATAAAGTCCTTATACATCTCCTGATACTTATCTCCGTGGTCGTATAAGGTTGCGTACTGAACTGGAAGAGTAAATGCATCTATGAGAGCCCTATCCCATTCTGGACGGTGTACATAATCATCTTCAAGAAAATAGATGATTGTATCATTATCAAAGTCTTGAGAAAGAATATGGTCTAGTGTCTTACAAAAACTAGAACTTTCTTTACCGCAGTTAATTGTAATTGACTCTTCATCTTTGAGGAAAGTGTCTTCTTGCTTTCCATAACACTCATCAAAGATGATTGTATAGTTGGTAGTTTCTGGATTGAGTGTATTCTTGAAATTCTCAAATACCTTTTCTTTATCCCACCAATCTGGACGATTTGCTCCTGAAAGATTAACTTTGGATGTATAACAATGTCTTAAAAATACTTCAATCATATGTTAAATTTATCATAAAGTTTAGTGTTTTCTTCACCAATCACTTCTTCAGGAGGTGGTGAAGTTCTTTGAAGTTTTGAACGAATTTGATGAAGATTATCAATACCCCATTCGTGGTCTTTTTCTTCGGCACAAGTATTAAAGATGCTGGAAAGATCGTGTGAATGAGATTCTATTTCTAGAAACTCATAGATCTTATTCAATTCTCTTTCTGGTTTTTGTGTAAGATCATTATAATCTACTAGATGAATATTTGATCTGTTATGTGTCAATCCATAAACCAAACTTTCATAAGGATCGCAGACATAATTCTTCCAAAGACATTCAATACGATTATCTGTTGTAATTGGTTTTCCTTCTCTTCTTAAATGAGCATCTACAAAATTATCTGCTTCATTATTTCTTTGAATGAGTAGAATATAAGAAGCAAGAACTTCACTTATTCTACGGTTGGTTGCTATGATTTTTGGAGTTTGATGTAGAAACTTTTCAATAGAAGGTACATTCTTGCACCAACCACGATGTTTGTCAAGTATGCAAGGTTTCTCTATGTGATTATAAAAGTTTTCTAGAATTGAATTATAAGTATTGTATTGAATTTGTTGCTTATCATAAGTATATTGAAGATCCAGTTTAGAAAAACCTTCATCAATCCAACAAAGCAAATCTGCAAGTGGTGATGTTGGAGTTGCTTGTAGTTTTGGATGTTGTGAAAGAATTGATCCAAGTAAAGTAGAACCTGATCTTGGAAGACCAGAAAGAAAGAATAATGTTTTCATAATTAAAGAATAATATTTTACTGATAATCATCTATGTATGTGATTGCTGCTGTATGATATTGTCCACAAGAAACTTGTTTCCAGTTGGTTCCTCCTGCAAATGTGGTGACTGGAGTGAGTCTATTGATTCCTGATGTATTATTTCCTAGTGCTCCATAACCATTCCCACCCCAAGTCCATAAGGTTCCATCAGTTTTGATTGCTGCAGTGTGAGATTCACCACAAGCAACTTGTTTCCAGTTGGTTCCTCCTGCAAATGTTTCTATTGGTATGAATACTGAATCAAAAAAGGTTTCACCAGCTCCCAGTCGCCCATAACCAGTAGCACCCCAACCCCACAAAGTTCCATCAGTTTTGATTGCTGCTGCATAATTTTGTCCACAAGAAACTTGTTTCCAGTTGGTTCCTCCAAAAAATGTGGTGACTGGAGTGTTTCTTTGGGTTGATGTAAGGTCTCCTAGTTGCCCATTATAATTATATCCCCAAGTCCAAAGAGTTCCATCAGTCTTGATTGCTGATGTATGGTTATTTCCACAAGCAACTTGTTTCCAATTGGTTCCACCTGCAAATGTGGTGATTGGAGTAAGTCCATTAGTTGTTGTATTGTTTCCTAGTTGTCCATTATAATTACGTCCCCAATTCCATAAAGTTCCATCAGTTTTGATTGCTGCTGTAAAATATCCACCACAAGAAACTTGTTTCCAGTTGGTTCCTCCTGCAAATGTTGTGACTGGAGTGAGTCTTTGGTTTGTGTTATTGATTCCTAGTTGCCCACTATCAGCACGACCCCAAGTCCATAAGGTTCCATCAGTCTTGATTGCTGCTGTATGAACAAATCCAGCAGAAACTTGTTTCCAATTGGTTCCACCAGCAAATGTGGTGAGTGGAGTGCGTCTATTGAATCCTGTATTGCCTGTATTGTCTCCTAGTCGTCCATTATAATTATATCCCCAAGTCCATAGTGTTCCATCAGTTTTGATTGCTGCTGTATGACTACCTCCATCAGCAACTTGTTTCCAGTTGGTTCCTCCTGCAAATGTTGTGACTGGAGTAAGTTTACTTGTTAGATTTGTATTATCTCCCAGCTGTCCATTATAATTATATCCCCAAGACCACAAGTTCCCTTGCCTAAAAGCATCAGCAGGCACAAAAACATCATCAAAAGAATATACTTGACCACCTTCCGTATAGTTGTAAAAAGTAGGCATCTTAGAGAACTTCCCAAATATGATTGTTTAGATACAAAACTGGAGTGTTCATCTTGATACTCCACTCCTTAAAATATTCTAATATATCAGTATTTATCTCTTTTCTCATTAAAGTCAATCTTAAATACTGACCATTCTCATTATTTTCAACAGAAGCAAGAACTCCACATTTATCAGGTCTCAGTTCTTCTGATATTAATTCTTGAGACCAAGCACAAAAATACCCCTCGCATACTTTTGGTCTTACCTTATGAACACTACATCCACTTTCACATAAGAATTTACAGGACTTTCCACCACCAAACTCATAACCATAAGCACTTCCTTTTAACCAAGTGCAGCAAGCAGTACAATCTCCACAAGGTCTCATAAGTATTCTACCTCTTTAAAATAATGAGTATAAGGTTCATAGTCACTCATACCTTTCTTTAATGGAATTGGATGATTGTCCGCAACATAATCATCTTGTCCATATTCCATAAAGGATTTTGCTTTTGCATTTTTATTGGTTCCTATCCAGAACTCTCTATCAAAACGATAATCAGTATTCAAATAATTGTGGTCTAATGTTTGAATATAAGATGCATTTGCCCACCAGAAGTTTCCGCAATAACAACTTATACCCTCATTAGAAGTAATAGATCCATCACCCCATATTGTTGGTCCTAGTGGTTTGAATGTCTGTCCAACACAATCATAATCATTTAGATACTCTACACACTCTTTCCATTTATCAATTACAAAATATTCCATCATCAATCTCCAAGAATTTGCAACAAGAGTTTCTTTACTTGTTCCTTTCATATGAAAATATAAAATCTTATAATCTGGATTTTCATATGCAAAGTTCTTGAGTGCAATTAGAGTTTCTGTTTCTTCTTTCCAGTTACTGTTATAAACAACTTTTGCTTTTTCTGGAACATTAAACATTTCCTGGTCACCATTCACGCCAATATGAATATAATCAGCAGCATCAATCAGTCCAGAACAATACAACCTATGAATTTGAGATTGATAGACAAAAGCACTCATACCAGATTGAAAGGTATGATAGAAGATTGCGATTTTCATAATGAATATCTATCTCCATCCATACCCTTAATCAAATCCAATCCAAGTATTGGAACATTTAGAATTTTATCTCTATCAATAAAATGATAGAAAGAATGCTCAATATCAATTCCAGCAGTTAATTGAATTGCTCTTTCCATATACTGAAAACTTCTTTGAAGAACACTAAAAATATCATTAAACAAGAACCTATCAAATGACCACAACCCAGTTACAATACTTCCTTTGCACCCATAAAGAGTGGAGTAAATATTTTCAATATCTTCAAATCTTTCCTCATAATCATAATACTTCATCACATACTTATTTGTTAAGAATCTAGTCTTATAGTCATTAATATCAAAGTATTCGTTCAGTTTATATCTACCACTTAACTTGAATACTCTGGTTACATCACTAAAGACATTATGTTCCATCATATGATGAAGAACAAGTTCTAAACATCTACACTCAAGCATAGACTTTACAAATGTAAACTTATCTGGGTCTCTATGAACATTTTCATAAAGAGATTTCATATATGGGTCATTTCCACACTCCATAAACAAATCAGACTTTTCTCTTAAGATGTCTTTGTATTCTTCCTTAATTGAAGTTTCTGATGCTTCATAGATTAAAATATAAGCATCAGGAGCTTTATCTCTAATAGATTGAATGGTGTCTAATGTCTGCTGAAATCTTTCTTCTGCTTTGAAAGCACTTATATGTTCTTCGTTGAAATGATTGATTGCAGACCCAACTAAAAACAAAAACTTATAGTTCATAAAAACACGATGAATGATGTGGAATGATTTTTTGATCTTCTAATATATTATTTACACGAGTTGTCCAGAGGTCTGGAATTGAATCTTTAAACTTACTAATTCTAAAATAATGCCAGGTTGCTGGATATAAAGTTCCTGTTCCATACATTCCATAACCAGAGAGTTTATATTCTTCAGGACCATCATACCCAACTGAATACATTAACTGATAAGACATTCCAATTTGGTCTGCTCTTAGTGTTAAAAGTTGTGCAGTATCTATCTGTACTCCATTCTGCATAAACCAAGAAAAGTCTGGATTGCCTAATGTATTCCAAGCATCTTTTGTCACAATCAAACAAGAAGCAGCAGCATAGATATGATTTCTCATTTGTGTGTGAGAAATGTTTTGAGCATTACCCACAAATGATTGATTATCTACTGCCCAGGAATATGCTTTCCCCAGAAGTTCTTTGTTGTGAGGAAGGCAATCAATATCAAGAAAACAAGCAACTTCTTCTTGTTCCATCACAGAAGTCATAAACTTTCCGTGAGCAGTATAAACATTATCATAATCAGTAAATTCTTCACTATGATATTGAACTTCAATACCTATATGATTACAAACTTTTTTATGGTCTTCTATCAGTTGTTCTGGAAGATTGTCTGTATAAAATGTATGAAATTTCATAGGTAATCTGTATTAAAACTAATAATAATTCGTTCTTCTGTTTCTTCTTCTGTATAATGAACCAAATCACTTGAGAAGATGACTAATAATCCTGGATAAGGATTGATTGATGTATCTGGAAATATCAAAGGAGTTTTTCCAGAAATATAAAATGCTCCACTTACAATACTTTCTTCGTGCTTATGTGCTTTGAGTTTGTTTCCTGGTTGTGAGATATTGAACCAACTGTTGATAAACTTGAGTGGAGGAATCTCATACTTATTGCAATACAATCTCACATATTGTTTGATTGTATTTTTTAATCCAGTTAATTCTGGATACATTAGAGTAGGCATTCCGTGATTGTAAGTAGAAACACCTTTGCTTACAAGACCGTGAGAATTGGTTTCTATCTGTAAAAGTTTACTCTTAATAGTATTGAGATTCAGAAAAGATAAATCATACTCCCCTATCATTCATAAACTCTCCATTTTTAGAGAAGGATTTTCAAATAATATGGGAATATTTAATTTTTTTGCCCAATCTTTAAACCAAAAAATTTCATCATCACTTATTTGCTTACCATTTATTACTACTACCTGAAAATACAATCCATATTCATTATTTCTTGCATTAACTAAAAAATTACATTTATCAGGTCTCATTTCTTCTGGAAGTAAATTTTGACTCCATACACATTGATAGTGACTACAGCATTTTGGTCTTAATTTATAAATGCTACAACCATCATCATCTAAAAATTTACATTTTTTCCCCCCACCAAATTCCCACCCAAAAGCAGTATCATTGGGCCAAATACAGCATTCTTTACATTCTCCACATTCACGAAACATAATTTACCTCCAATTTACTGTTCATAAACTCTTTAAATTCTTTAATAGGGGCATCCCAGGTTCTTGGTTTCTTTTGACGAAATAAATGAACATTATCTCCATACCACATAGATTTTCCTGTTGAACTTGTCCAAACATAGTATTCCATAATAGGAACAAAGACACAGACTTGTTTTCCTAATGATGCTGCAACGTGTGCTACAAAACTACAAGAAGTCACAACCATATCAAGGTTCTTAATGATGGAGAATGTATCAGCAAATTCTCTACCTTGAACTGAAAGTGATTGTTTGATTTCTGGATACTCATCAGCATCCTTATTATCACTATGAGTTTGTAGTGAGTATAATGAGTACCCTTTATTTCCCAGCACATTCATATAGTCTTTAAGTTCTACACTTCTAAATGAGTTCTGTTCAAATCCAGAGCTAGATGCCCAGAACATTCCAATCTTATATCCAGTATCTTCCTGCATCCATTTCCACTTCTCATCATACTTTGGAATGGTTTGAAGATAAGGTTCTTGTCCCAAATCTTCTATTGTTAGATTAAGATAATAGGGAAGTGCAAGTCCATAAACCCAGCAGGCATCTTTAGGAAACTCTGGATTATCATAAACACAAACAGCATCATACCTATTATGCTGAAAGAGTTCTACAAGTTCTCTTCTGGTTGAACTCCAAATCGGTTTCATTCCAAGTTCTTTGAGATGCTTCATAAACCTGATATGAATCACTTCATCACCAGCACCACATTCATTATCTACAATAATTGTTCTTCCTGGTGTAATGGTTCCATCCCATTTCTCATATTCAGGAAGTTTTCTATTCTTATATGCTTCTACTTCTCCTGCTTTGAGAAAATGTTGAAGTCCTGTACGAATATCATCCTTCCTAAAATAATGTCCCGATAAGTTGTGATATGCTTTTCTTTCAATTTCTTCTGGTAGTTTCTTTTGAAGAAGATTGAATAAAAGTTTTTCTGATTTTTCTTTTTGATTAATTGCAGAATAAGCAAAAGTTTCCTCAAGAAGAAGTTCAGTATCTTGAGGATTTTGTTTCTTTAGTTTTTCAATCTGAGTAATTGATTTCTCTGGAATATTAGACTGATTATAGGCATTAATCAGGTTCTTTGCTGTTGTATATTTTTCTTCTTTTGTTTGTGCTAATTTAAGACCTTTTTCTCCATACTCAATTGCTTTGGAGAAGTTCTTAAGTTCAAAAAAGCACTTTGCAATCTCATCATATTGTGAGAATACTTGTGCTCTTTTTCCAAAAGCATCTAGAAGTTCAAATGTAAGTTGATGTTCTTGAAAGGAATATAATGTTTTTGCAACTAACTCAAGGGGGTTCATATAAGAATAATGTATTTGAAGGTATTTAGATACCTTGCAAATCATCTGAAGTTTTGATTGCTGCAGTATAATTAGGTCCAGCAGAAACTTGTTTCCAATTGGTCCCTCCAGCGAATGTTGTGACTGGAGTGGATCTGGAGATTATTGTATTATCTCCTAGTTGTCCAAGATTATTAGATCCCCAAATCCATAAAGTTCCATCAGTTTTGATTGCATTTATAGTACCGGATACACAAGCAACTTGTTTCCAGTTGGTTCCTCCTGCGAATGTAGTAACAGGAGTAGATATATTAAGAGCGGCATTTGAACTATTAATCCCAAGTACTCCTGCTGAAGTATTACTACCCCAAGTCCATAAGGTTCCATCAGTCTTGATTGCTGCGGTATGATTATTTCCACCAGAAACTTGTTTCCAGTTAGTTCCTCCTGCAAATGTTGTGACTGGAGTAAGTTTACTTGTTAGATTTGTATTATCTCCAAGTCTCCCTCCACCAGGCTCACCCCAACCCCACAAAGTTCCATCAGTTTTGATTGCTGCTGTATGATATTGTCCACAAGAAACTTGTTTCCAGTTGGTTCCTCCTGCGAATGTTGTGACTGGAGTGGATTTAATAAATGTAGTTGTATTGTCTCCTAGTTGCCCAAATGCACCATATCCCCAAGTCCATAGTGTTCCATCAGTCTTGATTGCTGCTGTACTGTATCCCCCCCCAGCAACTTGTTTCCAGTTGGTTCCACCTGCAAATGTTGTGACTGGAGTAAGTCTATTGGTTCCTGTATTGTCTCCTAGTTGTCCATTACTATTATTTCCCCAAGTCCATAAGGTTCCATCAGTTTTGATTGCTGCTGTAAAATTACCTCCACAAGAAACTTGTTTCCAGTTGGTTCCTCCTGCAAATGTAGTAACTGGAGTGGATCTAATAAATGTAGTTGTGTCATTTATACCAAGTGTTCCTACAACAACTACAGAACCTTTATTATTACTATTGGAAAATCCCCAAGTCCACAAAGTTCCATCAGTTTTGATTGCTGCCGTATGCCGATATCCACAAGAAACTTGTTTCCAGTTTGCTCCTCCTGCTATTGTTGTGATTGGTGTAGATATATTTACTAATGAATTATTGTTTCCTAATTGTCCAAAACCACTATATCCCCAAACCCAAAGTTCTGGAGTAATCAACTGATTTGCAATCTGTGGATACACAGTCATTAAGTATTCTTTGGTAATGAGTTTATTGCCTAAATCAGTACCAAAAGAATCTTTAAAGTTGGTATTAGGATTGGGCATTTTGAACTACTCCAGGCATTTCTACAGGTGGAACAATCTCTACTTCATAAACAGATTCTTTAGTCTCACAAGCATCAATCTCTTGAAGTTTTGCAAGTTCCCAATCATATGCTTCTTGAACTTTTGAATCCACTGCTTGAATAATGGTTTGCAAATCTTCTGTGGTGATTTCTAACCAAGTTCCATTATCAAACTTAAAGTTATGAGGTCCAGGTCCTGCAATGTACTTTGAAGTAAGTGCTAAACGATTTTCTCTGTCTGTTGCTACTGTAATTGTAGAATTATTAATAGTAACTTCAACCCTAGTACTTTCTCTTCTTTGTCTTTCTGGTTTTACACCTGCTTTGTATTCGTCTTTAATTTGCTCAAGTGGTTTATCGGAAACAGTATAAACAAAGACTACTTCATCATCTGCAATTGTATGACTTGTTTGGGATACTGTTTGAAATCTTGGATCAAACTCTGGAATCTCATTTCTTGCTGGAAGAATTTTAATCTCTTCATTAAAAATAATAGGAACTGATTGATAGTCTTGTGAAGTCACCCTATAATCTACTTCAAGTTCATCTTCAAGAACTGAATTAATCATTCTGTAGTTGAATGTGATTGGTCCTAAAAGTAATTCTTGACCATTAACTAGTGCGTACATATGACTTTTTTAATTATTTATGAGATGAAGTAGGTGGGATCAGTACCTGATGTGACTGCTGCAGTTTGAGACCTTCCCACAAAAACTTGTTTCCAGTTTGATCCTCCTGCAAATGTTGTAACTGGAGTGAGTCTAGAGGATATTGTGTTGTCTCCTATCATCCCACCAGAACCACTAAATCCATTATCACCCCAAGCCCATAGAGTTCCATCAGTTTTTATTGCTGCCGTATGATAACTGCTATTGGAAGCAGCAACTTGTTTCCAGTTGGTCCCTCCTACAAATGTGGTGACAGGAGTGGATCTACTGGTTGAAGTATTGTCTCCTAGTTGACCATTACTATTATTTCCCCAACCCCATAGAGTTCCATCAGTTTTTATTGCTGCAGTATAACTAAACCCACAAGCAACTTGTTTCCAGTTGGTTCCTCCTGCGAATGTAGTGACTGGAGTGGATCTATTGATTACCGTATTGTCTCCTAGTGATGCAAAATTACTTCCCCAAGTCCATAGAGTTCCATCAGTCTTGATTGCTGCAGTATGATAAGTTCCACAAGCAACTTGTTTCCAGTTGGTTCCTCCCGCGAATGTAGTAACTGGAGTGGATCTATCTATTGCAGTATTACTTCCCATCTCTCCACTATTACCAACTCCCCAAGTCCACAAAGTTCCATCAGTCTTGATTGCTGCTATTCTTGCATATCCACAAGAAAGTTGTTTCCAGTTGTTTCCTCCTGCGAATGTGGTGACTGGAGTACATTTCTTAATTGTACTATTAATTCCAAGTTGTCCAGCGGTATTAGCTCCCCAAGTCCATAGAGTTCCATCAGTTTTAATCGCTGCAGAAAAATAATAACCACAAGAAACTTGTTTCCAGTCGGTTCCTCCTGCAAATGTGGTGACTGGAGTAGATCTTGCAAGCAAATTACTGGCATTGGTCCCCAACATAGCATCATAATCTGCCCCCCAACCCCACAAAGTTCCATCAGTTTTAATTCCAAACTTATGTCCATATCCAACAGCAACAGATTTCCAGTTTGCTCCTCCCGCAATTGTAGTAACTGGAGTAGATCTAGAGACTGATGTATTGTCTCCCAATGATCCCGATTGATTTGAATTATTTCCACCCCAAACCCATAAAGTATCACCAACATACTGGTCAATTAACCAATATTCATCTACAAAATAATCTTCCAAATCACCTTCCGGAGATAAAAACTGATTGGGTCTAGACATTTAACTTTCTCTCCAGTTCTTCAATACGAATTTGTTGTTCTTTGATTGCTTCAATTAAAAGTCCAACCATATTAGAATAACTTACTGACTTAATACCATCACTATTAGTTTCAACGAGTTCTGGAAGTACTTTTTCAACTTCTTGAGCAATCAGACCAAGTGAAGGTTTATTGGTATTTATCCAATCAAACCTAACTCCATCAAGTTGTTTTGTAATTTCAATTGGATTTTCTATAGGTCTTACGTTAGTTTTTTGAGTTGCGTCTGATAGTGATGTAAATTGAGTTGCTGATAATGTACCCGTTGATGGGTTAAATGTACATTTAGTATCAGAAACATATGCTGTAGTATATGTACCAGAAGTAGCAGAACTGAATGTTGGATAATATGATGCATTAGTAGTTGTATCATTTGATAATGTAGCACCACCAGAAAATGTTGTCCAACTTATACCAGTTCCAATAGATTGTAAAACTTGTCCTGAAGTACCTATTTGATTATTGGAATCATAAATTCCTCCAGTAACTCTTGCATTACCTTGAACGTGTAGAGGTTGAGATGGATTTGTGGACCCAATTCCAAAATTACCGGAAACATAAGCGCCACCAGTTACTTGAAGTTTTTGTGATGCAGTTCCTGTTGAAGTTCCAGAACCAATAAGTGCTGTACCGGGTACAAGTCTTAATACCTCCTGTCCAGCTACTTGGAAATAAGTGTATTGATTGTTAAGAACTCCACTGCTATTATTATGATATAAAATATAATTGGATGATGGACCATATCCAACAAGTCCTACACTACCATAAGAATTGAATAAAGTAGCGTTTCTTAAACCATCAGTGGTATTAAAATTAATGTTTGGTTCAGAATCTGCCGTTATCTCAAGACTAGTAACGTTTCCTCCATAAATGTGAAGTTTTTCTTGTGGATTTGTGACGCCAACTCCAAGATTACCACTTACATAAGCACCACCAGTTACTTGAAGTGGTTGTGATGCAGTTCCTGTTGCTGTTGCTACTCCGACTAATACAGGTCCATTTGTAAATGTAGAAACACCAGAAACATTTAATTGTGTAACAGATGCAATACCACCTATAACTGATGTAGCAATACCACTAAAAACTGTTGGTAAATTTGTTAATCCAGAACCATTTCCAACGAATGATGATGCTGTTATGATGCCAGTAGTATTAACTGATGCGGTTGCAGTAAGTGTGGAAGAAATACCACTAGAGGTAGCATAAGTAGCAATACCACTAGAGGTTGCATAGGTACTTACTCCTGCTCTGGTAGCATAAGTAGCAATACCACTAGAAGTAGCATAAGTTGCTATACCACTAGAGGTAGCATAAGTTGCAGTAGTAGAAATACCACTAGAAGTAGCATAAGTTGCTATACCACTAGAGGTAGCATAGGTACTTACTCCAGCATTAGTAGCATAAGTTGATATTCCTGCTCTGGTAGCATAAGTAGCAATACCACTAGAAGTAGCATAAGTAGCAGTACTAGAAATACCACTAGAGGTAGCATAAGTTGCTATACCAGAATTTATAGCATAGACAGCAGAAGAAGCAGCAACATTAGTAAGTTTAGAACCATCACCATAATAAGTTACAACACCACTTGTACTTGTAGCAGTTACAATACCTGAAGATATTTGTACTGTTCCAATTGTTGCAATACCAGTGATATTGGCATTAAGTGCAGTAAACCCACTAAAGGATATACTACCCCCAATATCCAACTTTCCAGTAATATTTGAATCACCTTGAACATAGAGTGCTGTTTGTCCTGTAGAGACTGAAGAACGAACATCTAATAAGTAGTTTGGCAGTGCTGTTCCTACACCAACAGAACCACTACCTAATGCTGTAAGAACCGTTCCATTTGATCCTACGTTTAATTCGTTTATAACAGTTGAGATTCCTGTTAGATAAGAATCTGTTGCAATAAACCTACCACGTAGATCTAATTCTACTCTCGGAATAGTAGAACCTATGCCAACATTTTTAGTTTGACTGCTTACAATAAGAACGTCGGAATTAACTTCTAATCCGTCTTTTATAACAAACGCTTTTTTAATTGCCATAGGTGGAGAACGCCAACCTTATTTTAAGTATTTATAATAAAGAAATAAATACGAATATGAACAATTTTAAAATTCACATTTATGTCTTATCCATTGGTAATTAGAAATTTTATTACAGAAGAAGAAAATGATTATTTTTTAAACTGGGTAGAAGAAAATAAATCTTCATATGATCAACATATAAGTTCAGAAGATTACTGGTCCAAAAGATGCATATATTATTCTTCAATTAAGGAAGAAGAAGTTAGAGAAAAATTAATTAAGTTAATTGTATCAATTAGAAGTGTTGTAGAGAAAACTTCTATATCTGACCAAAAACTTTTTATAGAATATCCACAATTTGTTAGGTGGGAAAATAAAGTAGAACTTACTCCACATGCAGATAATATTGAGCAAGATGGAGTTACTCCAAATGCATCTCCTTGGAGATCGCACGGAAGTGTTCTTTATTTTAATAGTTCTTTTGTTGGAGGAGAACTATATTATCCAAATTTGAATATAGAAGTTAAACCAGAACCAAGAATGCTAGTTGTTCATCCAGCAGATTTAAAATTTACACATGGAGTTAAAAAAGTTGAGAGCGGCGTTAGGCAGACATTAAGCGTTTTTTTGACTTATGATCCACATGCCGCTCCCGTTTATAACGATTGAATTTTTATTTGACTGTTGGTGGGGGTGCAACTAGTTTATTGTGAGATAATAAGTTTTCTGAGATATAGGTGTGACCACCATCAACTTGAATTGCAACAACCTTTCCAGGTTCTGCACTTTCAATTTTTATAATCGTATGTCCAGAAATAATATCACCTATTTTTAAACTACAAGCTAAAATCCAACCATTTTCTTCACTATAAAATGTGTGAGTAGGTGAGCAAGTAAATTCAACATGATCAAAGATAATTTTCAATCTTTCAGAATCAACTTGCTTAACATAATCAATTAAGTATTCACCCCATTCTAAAGTATGCTCATGTCGAGTTCTGATTAAATCACCAACTTTTAGGTCTCCAGCATTCTTTTGAGTTCCATCTGCCATTAATATCTTTGTCCATGGAGCAGGACAGGATGTAAATGGTGGTGGTGGAGGAGGTTGTGCTGGTGGAGGAGGTGGTGGAGTAACTATCTTTAAATTGTGAGATAATAATCCTTCACAGATATAAGTATGAGCACCCTTAATTTGAATTGCAACGACATCTCCATATTCATAATCATCAATTTCAAGTAAGGTATGTCCACTTATAATATCCCCAATTACCATATCACAAACTCTAGTCCAACCTTTATTTTCAACATACATTTTATGAGATGTTGAGCAGACCAAATCTTTGTGGTCAAATTTCATTTTAAATCTATCTTCTTGAACGATAGAAACTTTTAATACAGAGTATTCACCCCATTCTAAAGTGTGTTCATCTTGAGTTTTTATTAAATCACCAACTTTTAGATCACCTGCATTCTTAAGGGTCCCGTCAGTCATTAATATCTTTGCCCAGGGTGCAGGACAAGATGGTGCCAGCTGAGGTGGTGGCGGCGGTGGCGGCGGTGGTGGGGGTGGCTTTGGTGGCGGTGGAGGAGGTGGTGGCGGTGCTTTTGGTGGCGGTGGAGGAGGTGGTGGTGACACAAATGCTAACAAGGGGTCTTGCTGCGTTCGTGGTAATGTAAATGGTGGTGGCGGTGGTGGAGGTGAATTTCTTCTATTGTGCGATAATAATCCATCACTAATAAAAGTATGTGCGTCATCAACTTCAATTGAAACAACATCACCATATTCAACATTCTCCACACTTATTAATTTTTGATTACTTACAATATCACCAATTACCATATCACAAACTCTAATCCAACCTTTATTTTCAACATACATTTTATGAGTTGGAGAAAAAATAACCTTAGCATTATCAAAAGTAAGTTTTAATCTTTCCGACTGTAATGTTGAATTATGTGTAATTGGATACTCTCCCCATTCTAAAGTATGTTCATGTTGAGTTTTAATTAAATCACCAACTTTCAAATCTCTAGCATTTTTTTGAGTCTCATCTGACATCAAAATCTTTGGAAATTGATTAAAAATTGGCAGTGGAGATTCTGTTAATTCTATCTTCACTGTACGAGATAACAATCCTTCACCAATAAAAGTATATGCCTCATCAACTTCAATAACAATAACATCACCACTTTCATCAGGTTCTACCGACAATAATTTTTGGTTACTTACAACATCACCAATTACCATATCAGTAACTAATATCCAACCTTTACCCTCAACATACATTTTATGAGTTGGAGAGCAAGTAAAGTTAGACTCTTCAAAAGTGAGTTTTAATCTTTCTGAAGGACTTACTTTTTTATATGTAATTGGATACTCTCCCCATTCTAAGGTATCTTTATGCTGTGTTTTGAGAATATCTCCAACCACTAAATCACCAGCATTCTTAAGAGTTCCATCAGACATTAAGATCTTTGTCCATGGAGCAGGACAAGATGGCGGTGGCGGTGGTGGTGGAGGCGGTGGTGGTGGTGGCGGTGGTACATATTCGCGAATTACAACTTTTCCAAGACCAGCATTACCACCTTGTTGCGTAGAAGTAATTATTACAGACCCATCACTATATCCACTTCCACCTCCTCCACCACCACCGTTACCACCATTGCCTCCAGTTGCACCACTGCCACCATTGCCTCCAAAATTTATTCCTAGTCCTGCAGTGCCAGTAATTCCATATCCTGGCTTATATCCTCTTGTAATTGTTGCTGTATTTGTACTTACTCCTGCAGTAGGTGTATAATATTTTGTATTTCCAACATCAGTACAAGCAGAAAATCCTTGGGCGGCCCAATATTCTCCTTTAGTGCAGGGCAGTACTCTACCTCCGTTGGGAGCAATTGCTAAAGTATCTCCAGATTTAAGTGTTACGAATTGAACAGTAGAACCAAATATACCATTTGGAGATAATGTTCCTAGACTTCCACCTTTACTACCACCACTACCATCTTGACCTGCTACGTTAACACCACCACCATCACCACCACTACCATTTTTTCCCGCATTTCCTCCCCCACCAACAACAGCAATTAATTTTGCTTTTTTATATAGAAAAACACCTCCACCATTTTTAATTGGAGAAAGAGGTGTGACAGCATATTCTTGATTTTTATTTAATGTTAATCTGATTGTAGATACTCCACCTCTTCCTCCAACAAAAGTTCCATAATTTGCACCAGCAGTTCCGTACATATCGATATATGCATCAATACTTAGTTCTGGTGCATAAAATGTAAGAATACTTCCTGGCGGTACTTGATCTGGATTTATTGTATATGGACCTTGAGTAACAATATTCCAAGAATATAATAGTGCCTCAGCACTGTTATCATCCCGAATTACTTCGACATTAAGAATTTTTCTAGGAGCAACTACATCAAGATTGGCATTATTTGTATATAATGGAGAGTTTGAAGCAGTGGGATGAGTAATTTTTGCTCTAACAGTATTAATCCCAATATTTGGTAAAGAAATTAAAAGTTCTTTTGTTTTAGAACCTTGTATAGTTAGAGTGTCTGAAAGATCAGAACCATTTAATTGCCATTGATAAGAAATATTTCCTTGACTAGTATCTGTAATTGATGCATCAGTAACAAATCTCGTATATGAGTTTTGTCCAATAGTACTACTAACAGGTTGTCTTGTTACTGATAGTATTGGATAGACCGTTAAAACCGCACTACTAGATACAATTGGGTCATTTATTGCATTTCCAGTTGATCTTGCAGTACCAACTGTAATTGGATTTTCTCCATATGCAGATGGTATATAATCCGCATTTAAATAAAATTGTCTATTATGATCAGTTGGACTAACTGCATTAGAAATAGTTAATGTTGTAGTTGCAGATCCAGTTACATTTGCACCATCAGTTAATGGTCCATTTTGATCATACCATCGGTAAGAAATATATCCAGTAGGTATTGCAGGATTTGGTGGGGTTTGTATGGGAAATGTTGCGGTTGCAATACCTATAAAAGTTGCAGACCCACCATTAGTAGTTGCTGCTCCAACAGGATTTGTAGTAAATGATAGAATTGGACCGTTTAGATCTAAAGTTGTCTGTTTGTTTAACATATCAATCTCCTTTAGTTAACAAAGTTTTGTCCGTCAACGAAACCGTACCAAGATGACCCACCATCAAAAGTCTTGAATGAATATATATCCGCTCTATTTGCAGTTGGTGTTACGGTTGGTAGAACACCACCACCTGGCCAATAAACCGGTAAAATTCCTCCACTAGAATTTCTAAAGTCATCAATATCAACTAGATATCCACCAGTTGCATTTTGTGCAATTTTAATAACAAATGAACTTGCTCCAGATGGTGCATTAATAATCGTAAATTGATTGACTGTTTCCGATAATGTAAAATCAAATGACTGTGCCTGAGACAGATCAATTGTGAGAATATTAGACGAACTTGATATTGTTTGAACAACTTCAGAATATGTCTTAAATCTTGTATGCCCTTCAATATCAAGTTTTGCTCTTGGTACTGCTGTTCCAATACCAATTAATGGACCATTAGTTGTGAGTGTAGTTCCAGCACTACCAACTACAAGATTTGTTGTAGTAACAATACCTGCTCTGATTTGACCTGATGTTGACTTTAGATCAAATGCTGTTGCAGTTAACATTCCACTTACAAATGCATTATTTGCCGTGATAATTCCAGCAAATACTGCCTGCCCATTAACATAAAGTGTCGTTGCAGATGTTCCAACAGGACCAACTTCAAGATTAAATCTAGGAACTGATGTACCAATACCAACAGTACTCAATAAGGTATTATAAATTCCACCACTAATTTGTGACCACCCAGCAGCACTTACATTTATATTTGTTAATGCACTTCCATCGCCAGAGAAGTAAGAACCGTAGCAAGTGCCGATAAAATTTGCACTACCATTTACCTGAAGTTTGAATTGATTTGCACTGGTTCCAATACCAACACCACCATTTGAATTAATAGAAACAAGTGAAGAACCTGCACCAATCTGGAGAAGATTAGATCCGGGACTTATAGTTGCAATACCAACCTGATCAAAGAGAGCAATATTTAAATCTTTGGAAAGGCTGACAGCACCAAAACGATACCATTCATTATCAGTAGTATAAACCCATCCAAGATATCCACCCTTCGTTGGATTTTGATAGTAAATTACATCACCTGGGTTACCTGAAAGTGTTGGTGTAGTAACTCCAACAGTATATTTTCTAGAAACTGTAGCATCACCCTGTAAGAACAGTGAAAATGCTTCAATACCTTTATTGGAAGTTGATGTTATCTTATTTCCAAATACAACAGGTCCATTAAACTCAGAAATTGATTTGCCATCACTACCACCATCAACACGGATTGAACGACTAAATGTTCCTTGAACTGGAGTAATAACATTTAATCCAGGAAGTCCTCCAATATCTTCACCAGTTACAGTTTGGACAGGAGTATCAAAGATTTCTTCTTGACCGGTAACTGAACTTAATTTCTTATTTCCTGAATATGAAATGCCTTTATCATTCATACCAGTATAGAAGTTAATACCACCATCCTTTCTGGTTGATTGTGCAAGGAGTTCCTCTATTGAAGAAATCTGACGATCTTGTTTATCGGGGAATGCAGTTGAATAGTTGCCAGGACCAAATCCAACATATTCAAATGTATGACCAGATGCACGAATAATTGAATGCCTACGAAACTCAATTGGACTGGCATAAATTCTTCTTACAACAGAGTTTACTGCATGACTAACTGCCTTTGTTCCAAGAACTCCACGGAAAACATAAATTGGATTTGTTGGAGTGCTTGGAATGGTTGTTTTTACTCTCACAATTTCTTCGTCAATTGTCAAATAATCACCGATTTTAATATCAAGATTTTCAATGTTTTGAATGTTAATCTGGTCCGTAAGTGCATCTGGAATAAGTGCTGATAAAGTAGTTGTGATTCCAGCATAAGTTGGAATCATTCTACCATTTAAATTTTCATTATCGACTGTAATTGTACCACCATTTGATGTTACACCTTCACGATATGCATAAAGAGTTCCTGCGGCTGACGGAGAAAATGTTCCAACACCAATCGTAACAGAGAATGAATTTAAACTGAGATTTTCTTTAACAACAAAATCTCCGTTGTATATTTCTTCAGTAGATCCGATTAAACGAATCTTATTATCAACCTTTAATCCATGACGGTTAGAAGTTGTAATGGTTGCAATTCCTGAATTATTATCATATGCCAATGAACCAACTCTAATTGATTCGCCAGTTAAGTTAGCAAATGCATTTGATGTAAATTGCGTTCCGATACCAGTTGTTGAACCAACTGAGATTGAAGATGCGGAAGAAACTGCAAATCTATACCCAGCTCCAACAGTAACATTTGTAATTCTATAAAGATCATTAAATGCAGAATAACCTTCCGACGATACTCCAGAAATTCTGATTGTATCTCCAACATTATTATAGATTTGAGTAACTGTCACTACCGCTGGAGAATAACCTGTGGTTGTTGCAACACCTACAACAGAAAGAGTATTTCCAATTCCATAAGAAGACCCACCATCCATAATTGCAATGTCAGAAATAGATCCTGATCCATCTACTGTTATTTTGGCAGTAGCAAAGATTCCAGTAGTGGATCCAGCAAATCCCACAAGACTTGCATTATATAAACTTGTAGCACTTCCGTATCCATATCCAGATCCAGGATTAGTAATACTAACTCGCGTGATACGATTTAATCCATGATCAATAGCAGTATGTACAGTATGTGTAGATGCATCTGCTGAAGAAATATCAGTAATAGCAATACCTACATTACTATCAGATAAAACTTTGGAGATTGTTTCTTTTGTAATACTCTTACGGACATCATTAACTACAACTTCACCAATTACTGAGGAAGATGCAAACGATTGAGTCTCATCCGGATCTGATTCCGGATTATCACGATTTGTTTGTGGATAAAGTTCTTTTACTGGTTGAGAATATTTTTCATCAGCAAAAGGATCAACACTTGGAGAATTTGATGAATTTAGTAAAGTTAAGTAATAGACTCCATCTTGTTGTCCTGCAATATATTTTTGTGCTTCTTGAGTTTTGAGATTATAATAGGTATTCTTATACTTACTTCTTTTAAAATATGGGAGAGAAGAATCTCTTGCTGAAATATCACTTGTAAATGCACCTGGATCAGTATCTAAAGCAAATGTAAATACTTTAGCATTTGTAATTGTACTTACCACATAAGTTCCATTATATCCGGAATCACTTGCACCAGTTACATTATTCGAACTCTTAATATTAAAAAATCTAACTTCAGATCCTACTGATAAATTATGAGGAAGTTCTGTAGTGATATATGCAATACCTGCTTGCCACTGGGCATCAGCAACGAATCTAAAGTTTCTTTGCTGATTTACATTTGAAATCGAACCAGTACCAAAATAAGTTTGAATCTCTCCGCTAGTTGCTCCAATAGTGGTATTAGATTCTTGGATAACAAATCCATCACTTGGAGGTCTTGCATACACTCCAGAAGATGCTGGAATTACATATCTTAGACGATAAATTATATCATTTGCACTTCTTGAATCTTGCTTACGATTGATATATGTTCTAGGAGTTGCTGCACCAAGAATAGTTGAACCAAAACTTACGATTGCTGGATAAATCTTATTATCGGTTTCACTGTTTGATACTTGAATATACCATTGCGAATTACTGTAATCAAACTGAACTGGGTGTCCAATGTCCCCAGAATTCTTATCAGATACTCTACTTACAACACTTAGAATACCTCCTTTGTTGTTAATTAAAATTTCACTTGCACTGATGGCATCGTTTTGAGTTTTTGCAAGTTTCAGTTCTGTGGTTGTTGTAAGTCCACTACTTGCATTACTACTTGTAATTGCATAATAAACTGTATTTGGCAACAAACCATCAGGAAGTTGTCCATTATCACTCAATATGCGAACAGATTCTCCATTTATAAATGTATGATTTTGTGTTAATGAAAGTGTATTGCTGGAAATATTATTAATACCAGAAATACTACGACTTACATAGAATTTCTTCTCAGAAGTTGTCTGAGATCCAGGCATTACAATACGAGCACTATATTCGGATGCAGTGCTTCCTGCTGAAATTATAACTTTTAGAGTATCATTTTCTCTAGCACCAATACGATATCCTTCTAGAACATTTTCTGGTGCAACATCAGAGTTTGTTTGGTTATACAGATACAGATATCCTGTTGATGCAACACCAACGGTCTTACTTACGTCAATTGAATTAAATTCAATTGCAGTTTCAACTTTTGAAATTTCTTTTGGTGGAATAATATGAGTGATATAACCAAGATCATCTTGAGGAAATGCATTTCTTCTAAAACCTGAAGCAACAAGTGCCTTTGCTCCAAAGTTAGAGTTTGAGTTGGTAACGGAAAAGTCACCACCACTTTCTACCACAAAATGTTCAGCATAACCAATCGCAAAGATTGAAACATTCTGAACAAATGCATCATTAATTGCCTTAATATGAAAATTCCTATATGCAGGTTTAAAGATTGCTCGTGAATTTGTACTAATTGTCTCATTTCCAGGAACTGTATTATCATCATAAGTTCCTGTAGATGAATTATACAATACAAACGCATTATCATCTTTCTGCAATCCAATGCCCGTGAATTGGGCAATAACCATTGATTTAAATCCTGATGCCTTGTCACCATCAGCAAGAACTCCACACATTCCATAAACAGAACGTAAAGAGATGTTAAAGATGTATGGAGATGCTGAAGTTACAGTATCGGAAGTGAGTGATAAAGTTGATCCCGTCGTTGATGGAAAAGCAACTGCTGGGGCATTTTGAACTTGATATTTAATTACAGTGTCACTTAATTTTTCTGTTACAACAAATTGTCCATTATAACCTTCTGCAATAATACCAGAAATTCTGAATGGAGTATCTACATCAAGGCCAGATACGCTAGATTCAGTAGTAACTGTAATTATTTTTGATGGAGTAATTCCATCGCCAGAAATAATACTCGAAATACCAACAGATGCTCCAGTAGAACCTACAATACGATATTCATCAATCTTGGGTTGAATATCGATACTAGATGAAGGATAATCTGGTTCAATTGCACGACCAGATGATTGTCCATACGCAAGTCCAACTTTCTCATAATACATATCCAGGTCAGTACGATCTGTTGAATATGTTTGAAAAACATCATTAATATTTACATCATTTACTCCATCAGCATATTCAAAGCAAGATAATTTGTGATGGGAGAAGTTAGGTACAAAAAGATTTTCAGTGTAATCAAGATAACACTGTCCATTTGGATCAGCATCAAATAAAGAAAACTGCCATATATAACATCCGCCAGTTACGCGGAAAATAGACGATCTTTCAATATTATCGTTAGTTGGATTGGGAACATACTTTGGGCGAATTTTAGTCTTTCTTAAATCGAGTCCAACAATTGAAGTACCACGAGGAATAATAACTCCACCGTGAATACTATTCATTTTATAAAGTACATTATCTGCGGTAGTGAGATCAAAGTTTGATGTTAAATCCCAAGCAGGAAAATTATTACTTGTAGACCCATTTCTAAGTCTAAAATTATTAGAACCATCAGGAATCCATCCTGGACGATTATCTACAAGGTGATCGCCTGGGTATAGAAGAATTGTTGTTTTGCCAAATCTATCATTATTCAGTCCTCTTTGGTAAGAGAATCTTGATGCCTCAATTAGTGCTCTTTGAATCGTTTTAAATGGACGAGTCAGTGAGTTTCCTTGATTCTCAATACTATCCGTAGAATCAAGACTGTTTGGATCAACATATATGATTGTACCACGAACAGACTTTAGAAAATTATCTAAACGAGAGAGACCCATCTTATTTTATTATAAGTTCCGTTATGGATTATTTATCATACAACAAAACCTCCACAAGGGAGGTTCTGAAGCACACGGAAGGGATTTGGTTAAGTATCGCCTTTAATATTATACCACTCTTGTTCTTGCCAAGTCAACTGTTCTTTGAGTTTCTTGTCGAAAACCATAAGATACCGATGTTTACGACTCCTATTACGCCACTCACCATCAGCACCTTTGATACTACCTCGTGAATGTTTGGTTCCATCAGCATAGTAAAAATCTTTTTTGGCGTCTGTTAAACCGTAGTACTGAAAATTACAAGCTCTGTATATAGTTCCAGAGTGGTGATTAGAGTCAGCGTAACTAAGAACAGCACGAACTGTGGCATCTTTCCTAAACCTTTTGATACATCTACTTACAAACCAGGATGTGATATTATATTCTTCCTTTTGCACTTCTGGATCTATGCAAAGTCTTGATAACTCATAAAGTCCTTCCTGTTCATGCCTTTCTAGTCCAAACGCCCCTACTGCTATTTCTGGGACGGGGATCTTAGTAAAGATGCAAGCAGCGAGGCAGTCACCAATATGCAAAATGTCAGAAACACTGGATTTGAATAAACCGTAGTTATAACCACTTTTGAAATCTTTGGATTCGTCTTTTAGATAATGGTAAGTGTAAAGCAAGTTTTTTACTTTATCCTTTCCAACTCTATCTATATAAAAATCCGACTTCATTTAAGTATTATTACTCATTTTGTTTGCATTCTAACATATATTCTACAGTATTTGCTACATCATTCATAGCATCACGAAGAAATGGTTGTTGTCCTGATTCTTGTCTGCGAATAGGACGAGAACTGTCAGTGAGAGTCCAACGCCATTGCTTCATAGACTCGCAGTACCAGAGATTAATGTTCATTTTGGAGTTATAAAGAATTTAGAGCCCCCGATCTGATTTGAACAGACGACCAACGGTTTACAAAACCGTTGCTCTACCACTGAGCTACAAGGGCAAATTAATCAACAGGCAACATTTCTGGATTTTCCAGTTCAAGTTCAAACATAAGAGGATGGCACTCTTCATCAATCAAATAGAATGATGTTCTGTATAAATCCTCTGGTTCAAATCTTCTTTCAGTGTCT